GAATACCCATTTTTCTATACAGATTATTTTGATAAGTGGGCTTTATCTAATCCATACGCTGGACATAACGGTGACTATAGAACATACAAATGGCCAATGAAAAAATACATATATGATTATGATAAAAATGAAGAGTATCTTAATACAAAACAAAAAGAAAGTTCATTTCCTTCAGTAAATAAACAATCACGATATCTAGGTTCTTCCCGTGGACATTATGCTCTTAATAAGATTGTGTATGAAGATGGTACATACGTTAGATATAAATAGAACAAGGAGACGATTATGTATGAGTATCCATGTAAGATTGTTAAAGTAATAGATGGCGACACAGCTGATGTGGACATCGATCTTGGTTTTGGTGTGTGGCTAAAGAAACAGAGGATTCGTTTCTATGGTGTTGACACACCTGAGTCAAGAACGAGTGACAAAGAAGAAAAGGTCTATGGACTGATGGCAAAGGAATTTGTTTTGTCCCACCTACCAATTGGATCAACACAGGTTCTACGCACAAGAAAAGATGGTAAGGGGAAATATGGTCGTATTCTTGGTGAGTTTGTTATCGATGACACAACATTAAATCAGTTGCTTATTGACACGCACAACGCTGTTGCATATTTTGGACAGTCAAAGGATGATATTGAAGAAGAACATATAAGGAACAGAGAATTAGTCAATGGCTGACAATCAATACCTTGGTAACCCCAATCTCAAGAAGGCTAATGTTGCACAAAACTGGACAAAGAAAGAACTTGTTGAGTACCAGAAATGTATGGAGAACCCACAATATTTCATAGAAAACTATGTAAAGATTGTGTCTCTTGATGAGGGTCTTGTACCATTTAAGATGTACGACTTTCAAAAAGAGATGGTAGGAACATTCCACAGCAATCGTTTCACTATCTGTAAACTACCCAGACAGTCCGGTAAGTCTACAGTTATGATATCGTATTTGCTGCATTACGCACTTTTCAACCCCAGTGTTAATATCGCAATCCTTGCGAATAAGGCTGCAACTGCGCGTGATCTACTGTCACGTTTACAGTTGGCATATGAACATCTACCCAAGTGGTTGCAACAGGGTGTAATGAGTTGGAACAAAGGTTCTCTGGAGTTAGAAAATGGTTCAAAAATTCTTGCCTCTTCTACTAGTGCTAGTGCCGTTCGTGGCGGTTCTTACAACATCATTTTTCTTGACGAGTTCGCGTATGTCCCCTCAAACGTGGCAGAACAGTTTTTTTCCTCTGTGTACCCCACAATTTCATCTGGTAAGACAACGAAGGTAATGATCGTTTCCACCCCGCATGGTATGAACATGTTCTATAAACTATGGGTGGATGCAGAGGAAGGTCGTAACACTTATATACCCATTGAGGTTCATTGGAGTGAGGTTCCGGGTAGAGATGATAAGTGGAAAGAAGAAACAATCAAGAACACCTCTCAGGCTCAGTTCAATACAGAGTTTGAGTGTGAGTTCCTTGGTTCTATTGATACACTGATTGCACCTCATAAACTTAAACAGTTAACATATCGATCACCAAAACAGTCTAGTGGGGGTCTTGATGTTCATGTCCTACCACAACCTGATCACACATACCTTCTCACTGCTGATGTTTCACGGGGAACATCAAACGATTACTCAGCATTTGTGGTTGTGGATGTGAGTGAAATACCATACAGGGTCGTTGCAAAATATCGTGATAATGAGATTAAACCTCTCATATTCCCATCTAAAATCTATGACACTGCGCGAGCATACAATCAAGCATTTGTGTTGATTGAGGTCAATGACATTGGAGAACAGGTTGCTAACTCTATGCAATTTGACTTGGAGTATGACAACCTTATTATGGCAAGTATGCGTGGGCGAGCGGGACAAGTCCTTGGTGGGGGGTTCAGTGGTGGTAGAGCTCAGTTGGGGGTAAGAACCACAAAGGCAACAAAGAAGATTGGTTGTTCAAACCTCAAACAGTTGGTTGAGGATAATAAACTTATTATTGAGGATTACGAATGTATTAATGAGTTATCAACCTTTATTGTTAAGGGTGCGTCGTTCGAAGCTGATGATGGATGTAACGATGACCTTGTTGCATGTCTCTTCATCTTTGCATGGGTCACAGACCAACAGTATTTCAAAGAATTGACTGATAACGATATCCGTAGAACGATGATGTCTGAGCAACAAGATGCTTTAGAACAGGATATGGCACCCTTTGGTTTCATAGTAAATGGACTTGAGGATGAGAATATTGGAGTAGTAGTAGACGAATACGGAACTCGCGTTTCCACAGTTATACGAGATGGTTCTGGAAGTTGGTAATATCCTAAATAAATTCGATTAAGTCATGATGTTTCTTGATATAACAGTTGTAACATAGAATGACAGATTGATCAATTAGGTGGAATACCTCTTTGCGACTAGCATCACTTGTTCCAACTCTCTTGGATACTTTGCGTATCTCTGCATCATGAGGCCAGAATTTGAGACAGACATGTTCTGCCTCGCCACAGTGAATACAGGATTTATCTGTGAGAAATTCGTTTAGGAGAAATACCCGCTTTTGGTAATTTCTTCGTGATACCTTTTTAATGGTATCTTTGTATTTTTCATAATGATCGTTCATGATTCTATTTATATGATATAACACTTATAAAAACGAGTTTTGTAAAAGATGTTTTTTATAAATATCTGTATAACAAATAACTCTCTTTAGGTTAGGAGTAAAGACATGGGATTTTTAGTTTCACCCGGCGTACATGTACGGGAAATCGATCTTACTAATGTTGTTCCTGCTGTATCTACATCCATTGGCGCGATTGCCGGACCTTTCCAAAAAGGTCCAGTAAGTTCAGTTACCGCCATCAATTCGGAAGAACAGCTGCTACAGACATTTGGTAAGCCAAATAGTTCAAATTTTGAGTTTTGGTTCACCGCTGCAAACTTCTTGCAGTATGGTGACGCTCTTCGCGTGGTTCGCGCAGAATCAGGCATTCTAAACGCTGGTGCAAACAGTGGTATCCTCATTCGTGACGATGACCATTATGAAGACAGTTTTGCTGATGGTTCGGGTTCTCACGGTGAGTGGACTGCTCGTACCGCTGGTACTCATGGTAATTCACTTGGTGTTGATATTTGCGGTAGCGCAAGGGCATTCAGTCAGCAACTTGGTTCTCTTAACCTAGTTAATGGTGCTGGTGCAATTGGTGATCTATCAATTACAGTTGATGACCAAAATGCAACTGATGCGTCAATCATAATTGGTGACATTATTCAGTTCTACGATGCAAGTGCTATTGTTGCAACATCTGACGGTGCAATCACAGTAGCTACCAAAAATCTTGTGGTTGATGGTAACACTGGTACAATTGCAGTTGGTGCGCGAGTTCTTGGTGCAGGCATCTCTGATGGTGACGTAGTGGTTAAAGTTGCCACGGTTACTGATCAGCAAAATGTCATCCTTGATAAAGCAATCACAGTTGCCGACAATATTCCTCTGGTGTTTTCAGCAGCTGCTGGACATGACAAAGTGGAATCCGGTAACGTAGAATATGAAGTTACAGCAATTTCTTCTGAAACTCTCACCATTCGGGTTCTTGATGATCCTGCTGGTGCCGGACTTCAGACAATTATTCCTGATAACTCTCTAGTTCGTCGTCGTTGGCGTTTCAGTGATCTATTTGCTGAAGCTCCCGGCACATCTGCTTTTTCAATTGCGAACGGGCGGGGTGAACTAGATGAACTTCACGTTGCAGTTTATGACAAAACAGGTGACATTACAGGTTTTGATGTTGATGTTAAAGGACAACGCACAGCAGCAATCATCGAAGTGTTCCCAGCAATGTCTAAGAACCCAAGTGGGAAGACAACACAGGGTGGTAATAACTACTATGCAGATGTTATCTTCCGTAGTTCTGGATTTATTTACTGGACAGATCATATTTCTGCTGGTTCTAACTGGGGTACAGATATTGCCACAGGTACAGACTACACACTGGTAAGTGGTGTTAATGTTGATACACTAACTGGTGGAACGGATGATTACTCCGTGACTGCTGGTGAAATGGAACTTGCATATGACAAGTTTGCTGACTCAGAAAATCTTGACATTAACCTAGTTATGGGTGGTCCAAGTTCTGCTGTTGCAGATACAGAAGCTGGTCAGGACACACATGTTACTATGATCACAGACCTTGTTGAGTTGCGTAGGGATTGCGTTGGTTTCGTATCTCCTTATCGTGCTGCAACAGTTGGTGTAACATCATCCATCACTCAGACAGAAAATGTCAAGGATGCGTTTGACAAATGCCCATCGTCTTCGTACATGGTATTCGATAGTGGATACAAGTACATGTATGATAAGTATAACGATGTGTTTCGATTTGTTCCTTTGAACGGTGATACTGCTGGTCTTTGTGCAAATACAGATGCTGTTGCAGACCCTTGGTTCTCCCCAGCTGGTTTCACTCGCGGAGCAGTTCGCAGTGCAGTTAAACTTTCTTATAACCCACAGAAAGCAGATCGTGACATTCTCTACAAGGCTCGGATTAACCCAGTGGTTGATTTCCCCGGTCAGGGTGTCACACTCTTTGGTGATAAGACTGCTCTTCGTGGTCCGTCAGTCGGTTCCAAACCAAGTGCATTTGATCGCATTAACGTGCGTCGTTTGTTCCTTGTTCTTGAAAAGTCAATTGCCACTGCTGCTAGGTTCCAACTCTTTGAATTCAACGATGAATTTACAAGGGCCCAGTTCCGCAATCTAGTAGAACCTTTCTTGCGGGATGTGCAGGGTCGTAGAGGAATTTTCGACTTTAAGGTGGTCTGTGATACAACCAATAATACTCCAGAGATCATTGATCGTAGCGAGTTTGTTGGTGACATCTACATCAAACCAGCAAGGTCAATCAACTTTATTACACTAAACTTCATTGCTGTTCGAAGTGGTGTTGCATTTAGTGAGATAGGAGGTTAATCATGGCAAATATAGATGACTTTAAAGCAAATCTAATCGGTGGTGGTGCAAGAAGTAACCAGTTTAGGGTAACTATTACTCCGCCATCAGGTATCGCAATCGGTCTTGATACTCGTAGGACTTCCTTTCTAGTAAAAGCTGCGGCATTACCAACCCGTTCAATCACTGAAATTCCTTTAAAATTTCGTGGTCGTACAATATACATGGCAGGTGATGCAGCTGAACCAGAAGCTTGGGAAGTTACATTTCTTAATGACACTGACTTTATGATTAAGAATGCAATCGAACTTTGGTCAAATGGTATCAATGATTTCGCATTGAATACTGGTGTTGTATCCCCCTCTGACTATCAGACAGACTTAACTGTTGAACAGTTGGATCGTGACGAAACAGTTCTGAAGACATATATTCTTCGTAACTGTTGGCCAACGACAAGTGGTTCTGCAATTGAACTGAGTATGGATAGTGAAAGTGCAGTTGAAGAATTCTCAGTTTCTTGGAGATATCAGCACTTTGAAGCTTCTGGTGTAAACTTCTAATTTTAACCTACTAAATAGACGGTAGGAGATAAAAAGATTATGGCAGAACTATTTGGCTTTACAATACAAAAGGCACAAAAAGATATGGGGCTCAGTGGAAAAACTTTCACTGACCCCACTTCTGACGACGGCGCAATTGACATTGCGGGCGGTGGATTCTTTTCATCTGTACTAGATACAGATGGGCGGGAACGCAATGAACTTGATCTAATTCGCCGTTACAGAGATATTTCTATGCAATCGGAGTGTGATGCTGCGATTGAAGATATTGTGAATGAAGGTATCATTTCAAATCTGAATGATATTCCAGTTAACATAGACTTAACTAATCTACCCTATCCTGATAAAATTAAGAGACGTATGAGAGCAGAATTTAGTGAAGTTCTTCGTCTTCTCAATTTTAATGAGAAGGGTCATGATATTTTTCGTCGGTGGTATATTGACGGTCGGATGTTCTATCATAAAGTTATCGATAATAAAGACCCACAAAGGGGTTTGCATTCCTTGAGATTTATTGATCCAAGCAAAATTCGCAAGGTTCGGGAAACAAAAAAAGACCCTGATCCAAGTGTAAATGGTATTGAAATGGTCACTAAAGTAGATGAGTATTATATCTACAGTGATAAAGGTTTTGCAGCGGCCGGTTCACAGGGTAATGATCAGGGAATTAAGATTGCTGCTGATTCGATAGTATATGTCCCATCAGGACTACTTGACAATAACTCAGGTCGAGTTATCTCATATCTACACAAAGCAATCAAACCAGTTAACCAGTTGCGTATGATTGAAGATGCGATTGTTATCTATCGTATCTCTCGCGCACCTGAGCGTAGAATTTTCTACATTGATGTCGGTAATCTACCGAAGGTCAAAGCAGAACAATATCTAAAAGATGTGATGAACCGTTATCGTAACAAGTTAGTTTACGATGCAACCACGGGAGAGATTCGGGACGACAGAAATCATATGTCAATGCTTGAAGATTTCTGGTTGCCGCGCCGTGAGGGTGGTAGAGGTACAGAGATTACGACACTTCCCGGTGGTTCTAACCTTGGGGAAATAGATGATATCGTATACTTCCAACGAAAACTATACCGTTCACTTAACGTGCCGATTTCAAGACTTGAAGCCGAAAACGGATTCAGTATGGGTCGAGCATCAGAAATTACCAGAGATGAACTCAAGTTCACTAAGTTCGTACAACGTATTCGTAAGAAATTCACCCCCCTATTCACTGACCTGCTCAAGACTAACCTACTCCTTAAAGGGGTAATCTCACCAGAAGACTGGCCGCGTATGCAAGAGCATATTCAGTATGACTTCATGGAAGATGGTCACTTTGCAGAGTTAAAGGATGCAGAACTTCTCAATGATCGTATTCAGACACTTGATGGTATTCAGTCTTACATTGGGACATTCTTCAGTAAAGAATTTGTATTGAAGAAGGTACTAAATATGACTGATGCTGAAGTTACTGAAATGCGTGATCAAATGAAGAAAGAACTTGAGACTGATCCATTGGATGGTGGTATTGATATGCCAGATGGTGGTGATGGTATCACAAGGTATCCACAGGATGCTGGTGGTGGTATTGTAACACCAGAACAGATGCCAGATTATGAAGAAGAAGGAGATGATAATGAGTAAAGAATTTATAGACGCTCTTGTAGATGGTAACAATCTCGAAGCAGAGAAAGCATTTAGTATCACAATGGCCACTAGGGTCGGTGATGCTTTGGAAGTTAAACGGCGTGAATTGGCCAATACATTTGTCAAATATCAGGACAAGGAATTGGACGTTAATGAAACGGATTGAGGAAATCTATGAATCTACAGTTGTAGAACGGGATGAGCACAAGAAATCGCAGCAATATAAGCGTCTTTCACCTAAAATGAAGGATGCAGTGGACGATTTGTTTAAAAAAATGGATGCGAAACCTTCAGATTTCCTAAATAGTTTCGAAAGAACTATAACAGACATATCTAAGAAATATAAAGTTCCTGAGAAGGAACTTCTTGGATATTTTGAAAAAGAAATGTTAGCGATCTAGGGGATAAGAATGGCAATTGTTGCAAGAGTACTCAGAGATACCGTTGTTAATGCGCCGGGCGCTGGCGGTACAGTTACGCTTAAGGTTGATATTGAAGATGATGCTGCGGCCAATGGCGCTATTTTAGATGGAAGCACATTAGATGGACATGCGAACGGTGCAAAACTACACATCGCCAGAATTTGGTGGGCATTGACTCAAGGTAGTGCTGATGATGATACTGGTCATGTTGAAATTCAAGAAGTAGCTTCTGGAACAGATATTGTTCAGATTAGACTTGCCGGAACTGGACACTATGATGGTTCTGCTGGCGTTATCCCCGGCACTGCTGCAAACACAACCGCAACTTCTAGTGACCATGAAATAACTACTTTTGGTACATCTGGATTTATTATTATCGAATTTAAAAAAGACGAAAACTATACAGCGTAAGGATAGAACAATGAAACTATTTTCAGAGGCAGTCGAAGACGTAGAGTATATCTGTGAAGCAAAGGAAGACGGTAGTAAGTCCTACAAGATTCGTGGTATCTTTATGCAGGCTGACATCAAGAACCGTAATGGTCGGGTGTATCCTATGGAAATACTTAATAAAGAGGTTACTAAATACAACAAGAACTTTATTAAAGAGAATCGTGCATTTGGTGAACTGGGACATCCAGACGGGCCAACCGTCAATCTGGAACGTGTATCACATATGATCACATCTCTTACACCAGAAGGAAAGAATTTTATTGGAGAGGCGAAGATTATGTCTACGCCTATGGGTGAGATTGTGAAGAGTCTTATGGATGAAGGTGCAAAACTGGGCGTTTCCTCACGGGGAATGGGCAGTCTAGATCAAAAAGGTGGAGCAAACTATGTGCGGGATGACTTCTATCTCGCAACAGCAGCAGACATTGTTGCTGACCCCTCTGCGCCAAATGCTTTCGTAGAAGGTATTATGGAAGGTAAAGAGTGGGTTTGGGACAACGGTGCGTTGTTAGAATCAGAAATGATGGAGATGAAGAAAGAATTTGACGTTAAGAAACGTCGAAGAAACGCAACTAAAGAAGCATTGGCATTTGCTAAGTTTCTTAAAAGACTTTAATTTATAAATAATCATTACAAAGGTAAGGAGACACCCGATGTCAGAACTAGAACAAACAATTGAAGAGTTGGAAGCAGAAGTGCTTGCAGAACTCGAAGAAGCAAGTGATGCCCAGACAAAGGGTGCTGCTCCTGCTGAAGGCAAAAAGAAAATTGGTAAAGAAACACCTAACGGTGGCACAGACGATCTTGGTGGTTCTACACCAGAAGCTACAGTCGAAAAAGATGCTGTCAAAGCAATCTCAGACAAAGACAGTGAAGTTGGTAAAAAGGCTGCTGGTAAAGCAAAAGAACACGAAGATCAACAGACTGCATCCGCTAAAGAAGAGCCAAAGGTAAAACAGGGTTCCTCTGGAGAAAAGACACCCGGTGATAAACAGAAACTTGCTGCTGGTTATGTACCAGAAGGCGAAGTTGTCACCGAAGCAAAACGCATGACGAAAGAAATGCTTAAAGCTGGGATGATGAAGAAGATGGAAGGTATGAAAGCCGTCGATCTGAAAGCTGCATATGAAAATATGATGTCCCCTGCTGAAGACATGGATGGAATGGATGAAGCTGCGAACGACGAACTCAAGAAACTTGAGGACGCAAAGGCAGAGATCGAAGAGAAGATCAAGTCCATCAATGTCAAGGAAGACGTTGACGCTCTCGTAGAGGGTGAAGACCTTTCTGAAGAATTTAAAGAAAAGGCAGCAACAATCTTTGAAGCTGCTGTTAAATCAAAGACCCGTGAAGAAATCTCTCGTATTCATGAGGGAATGACTGACGAGTTTGAAGTAAAACTGGAAGAGTCTGTTGATGCTCTTACAGAAAAAGTAGATACTTATCTCAACTACGTTGTAGAGACATGGACTAAAGAGAACGAGTTGGCAATTGAGCGCGGTTTGAAGGGCGAGATTGCAGAAGACTTTATCTCTGGACTGAAACAGTTGTTTGAAGATCATTATATTGACGTGCCTGATGAGAAATATGACGTTCTCGAAGCACAGTCTGAGAAAATTGCTGAACTAGAAGAAAAGGTTAATAGTGTTATGGAGCAGAATATCTCCCTTACAACTGTTAAGTCTGGTCTGGTTCGGGAACAGGTTATCTCTGAAGCTTGCGAAGATTTAACCGATACCGAAATTGAAAAGTTCAAGTCTCTCACCGAAGATGTTGACTTTGCTGACGAAGAGTCCTTCAAAGCAAAACTCGACACCTTGAAGGAAAGTTATTTCCC